TGGTAGGCCAGATCAGACAACTTACCCCCTACAGTATTAGTAAGTTCGTCCATCATAAGCGGTAGATTGTGATATATTTCTCCACGGTGCATCTTGGAATTATAGGTATCAACCTCTTTCAACAGCAGTTGTTCGGGATTGCCCCATGCCGATAATCCCGCCATCAGCATAGTGGTTTTACCAACACCTGTATCTCCGTACATATGCAACCCTGCAGAGCCGATCCCTGTGAGTGGCATAAGCACCGAAGCGTAAGACGCAGCGATTGTGAACTGATGCAGTTCAAACCCTTCCCGATTGTAGAAGTCTAGTGCGTCAAGATATCCTTGCTCCGTACCCTTGGGTACAAAGTAATCCATCATACCCGCTGTCTGTGTAGACGGTGGGTTATAGTCTTCGTCGTTACCGTAGATAATACGATCCCCTAGTATAAACGCAGTCATACTATCGTCGGTCCACCCAAACTGTTTATGAGCCTCGTCCTCTGCCTGAGACGATTGCAGTTCTTCAATCCATGCCATTATATACACCTGTATTTTGTCTAGTTTTGGGCCATACGCAGCCACACCCTGCGTAGACATACCTTTTCTAAATTCGTCCCGTGATGTGATGCTAAACATAGGCATCGTCCATTCACGTACACCGTCTCTCGGTAAATGCAGCCTAAACACAAGGGCTTGGCCTATCTCTGTGTCCCAGATACGGCGCATAACATAGATATCGTTATGGTAGATGCACTCTTCTTCTACCTCACCGTCACTATTTGTAGTGCGTTTATACACACCACCTTTAGCACCACGGAAGTAGGGCTTCGGGTATGTTGGTATGTTATATGTCTTAGGCGCACTAGCAGGACTTTTCGCGTTAGTCGCAACTACCTCGTTGTCAGCCTCATCCGCTTCTTTAAACTGCCTGCCTAAAACTATAGGGGACTTTATCTTGCCCCACAAAGCGCACTCCATGCACACATCAGGTCTGAGACCGTTAAATGTACGGCAAGTGTACGGCCCCTTAACCAGAGACATTTTCTGATGGGTATCACTTGAGTTATAGTCAGGGTGGCCCCGTGACATAACCTGTGCAGCCTTGTCTCCGTCCTCGCAAAACTTAGCGATAGACAGTCCCGCTCTCCATAACGGTTCGGTCACACTGGCTTGATCTGTCAGTATGTGCGTGAGTTGAGCGCAGCCCTTACCCGCCTGTATTTTCTTTACGATACGCCCAAAGCTATTCTCGGCGTTGGCGGCGATGAACCCCGATACAACACTAACTTCAACAATGTTTGTACTCACAGGGGTAACACCACCCAGTAAACCTACAAAGTCAGCCAGCTCGATCTTTGGTGCCGCACTGATTATAGATACAGGCGATGGTGGGTCATCTTTAAAGTTACGCGTCTCAGGCATACGCAAGATACGTGCCGCGTCTGCGGTAACAGCGGGATCAGCTTTAAGTCCGTTCTCACCACAGAACTCTTTAAACCGTTCGGCTATAGGTATCCAATCAGCCACAGGTACTGGTTCAGACAAGCCCCAGTAAACGTGGACCCCACGACCCGAGCTAACCTTAGTAGGTTCGGGCATATTGGCCTTAGCGCAGAATGTCTGCAACGCTGCGAGTGCATCCTGCTGAGATGGGTATTCTTTGCTGGGGCCGCAGTCTAAATCCACAAAGAAAGATTGCAGGTGTAGCGCGTTGTCGGCCCTGCGGTTACTACTGTTAACGAATGTGCTTAATGCAAAGTAAACATCATAATCTTTAGCGTCAAAGGCGTCTACCGCTGCATGCAGTTCCTCAATAGTGCTGTAGAAATTCTGTGTCCTACGTTCACCATCGGTTGCAAATAAACAGTAATACCCTTCGTCACCCAAAACCTCTTTTAGAAATTCTAGTCGTTCCACTGCTAGTCCTCCGAGTGTTAACGGTGCGGAACCTTATGAGTACCGCACCGTACAGGGTATTAGTCTTCTAACTCGCCCCACTCACTTACAAGACTATCCAATTTAGCTTCTTCCAGAACAGGGGGCTTCTTCTTGGCCCGTACTTTTGGTTCTATCGGTGCTTCTACGGGAGTGTCTTCTTCAAACGCATCTCCAACAGATGCGGGGGTAGGAGCGGCAGGGGTATCCTCAATCTCAAACCCTGATACTACTACCGGAGCCTCTGCAACGCTAAACCCTTCCTCAGAACTAAACGGTGAGTAGTCATCACGGGTTGCGAGTTCGATCACTTGCACACCGCGTAAACGCAACGACACGCCGTGATCCCTCATGTTATACGGGATGCACGATATCTGCACATGAACCGTACTACCCGTAGTTAGTTCAAAGTCTTTCGGTAGTGGCTTGTTCTTAGCGTCAACCTGCAGTGGGGGTTTGGTAACATCCCCATTGTACGCACCCTTTAAAACGGCTTTAGCAACATAGTTACCATCGTCATCTTTCTTAAAGATGTCCGCCGCTTTACCTAATTTTTCGGGCCAGCCTTTTTCAGACGCTGCGCGGGTCTTGTATGCTGTAGCCATAATAACATACAATTCTTTCGCTTGAGTTTCAGTCATTACAAACTGCAACTCGTACTTAGCCCCCTCCACTGTGGGGTCACACTGAACAGTTTTGCCGCGATCACCTGCAGACTGATCAAACTTGTAAGTCTGGTTCAAGCGTGGGTAACGTGCAGTTACGTTGCGAATAACGTGGCTTTCAACTTTTGCCATTGGTAGTTCTCCTTTAAAGTTTTTTATAGTCGAACCCGTCTTCTACTGAGAACGGGGAAGTGTTTATAGCCCTAGAAGGGTCTATCGCTTGAAGTGTAACAGGGTTTATTTTCAACTCTGAAACACCGCTTAGTTCACTAGGCGTCAAGGACCGTACTGGCTTGAAGCATAGTCTAGGGAAGTCAGAAAAATTGTCTGCGTATATACGTGTAACTACAGATATTATTTTCGTCCCCCTACCCTGCAAGAATTTAGCGTATTCGTGCAGCGGTTTATTATTATTTTTGCCCCTACCGAATATAGACGTTGAGGATAACTGTAATTGGTACACTGTATCTAACTGCCCATCAAGCACTACCGCTAACCTTTGAACAAAGCGGCAAGCACGGCTATTTAACCTACCACCGGAACCCCGTATGTTCTTCTCGCAGTCCATACATCTAGCTGATTGGCGATCATCCACAGGTACTTCTTTATCGGGGATTTGAGTAGTAGCCGACCAACACGTAGGCAGTGTAGTGCGAGTAGTGTCGTAGGCTCCTTTGTAGTATAACCGCGATACGTCCGCTGCGTTTACTACTACTACGTCTAATGTATCAGCTACTTTCTGCTGATCCCCATCTACTACACTTACAAATCCCCCGTCCCGAAAACTGAGCCGCCTTAGCTCAACCATCGTCGGGGGTAGTGCCTTCCCCTAATTCGGACAGAGCCTTATCTACTTCGTCCAACTTAAACCGTTGGGTGTTTTCAATTTTGACATATGTATGTTCGGGGATATAGCCTTCCCGAACCCAATGCCGCACGGTGGATATAGATACAGAAAAGTGCTCTGCCACCTCCGAAATGTTCACGTACTTCTTCATTTTTTCCTCACAGTTAAAACATACTCAGCGTCTACGTTAAGACCCATAGGAACAAGGTCGGGGTTATCTTCTAAGAACTGCTTCATATGAGTTTGATTGAGACGCTTCTCAAATAACTCAGGAACTTCATGCTCTAACACGAACTTGTGCATGCTCTCCCAATCGCTTGTCCAGTACCGTTGCTTAACACTACGGTAGAACAAACCCGCTGCAGTTCTAACGCTGTCGATATTGCTCTCAGTACAATAATCTAACAACGCTTGCCTAACGGTGTTCTGTTGCTCAACAAGCGCACCGTCTTCCTCTTTAAACTTCGCGGATATCTCGGCTCGCTTGTCGCGTATCCTAGTATATACTCGCGTAAGTTTTTCCACATCTACTGTCATAAGTTCCCCGTTTATATTTATACTTAGTATCTAATGTGTTTAAGTGGGATCGTCAAGTATCTCATGATATAAATTTACCATTTCTGCGTGAGCGTCTATGCGACCTGCGAGCATACGGTACATACGCTTCTCC